GCGTCGATCTCAATACTTGCTAGATGTTTTTTGGTCAGCACGTTGATCCGAGGACTGTCGATCAAACGGCTAACCGTGATATCGGACTTCCCTGCGTTGTACTCGCTGTTGGTTACTGCGCGAACAAGTGGTATAGGAAGGTTGTATTTATTGGTGATTTGCATATAATACCTTTATATGTAACACTTCGGTTTGAATCATACAACCAGTTTACATATAAGTCAACGTTTCAATACCACTTTCGGATGACACATGGTTAATTCAAGGACAAAAGGAGCGTCTGCCGAACGTGAGTTGTTTAAACTCATTTCGGAAGTTTTGGGCGTAGAGGTAAAGCGGAACCTAGTACAGACTAGGGAAGGCGGCTATGACACGAAGGTTGGGGGATTTGCACTGGAGGTAAAGCGGGTTGAACAACCTGATTTTACATCATGGTGGAATCAGGCGGTGAAACAGGCAGACCTAGCGAAACTGATGCCTATGCTTGCGTATCGTCGCTCTAGACAGCCGTGGCGGGTCAGGGTGTACGCCACACACTACCTGCTTATGTATGACGTTATACGCCCAACCGGAGCGGTCTTGGACATGGACTTAGATGAAGCCATCATCATCATTAAAAAAAGCATAGAAGGAGGGAAAGATGCAAGTAAGCCTGAATGAAATGGAAATGGAAGTAGCTAAGTACTTTGGGAAGCTACGGCAGGAAAACGCGGAGCTTTTAAACAGAACAAACCTAAAGCGCGATCCCCGCAGTGACCTAGAGATTCATATAGAAGGGTTTGCCGCCGAGCTTGCTTGGTGCAAGGCGAACAACGCATATCCCGATTTCAATATCGTCAGGGATTTAACGGATGTCGATGCCGTGGATATTTGTGGCAGACATGTCGATATCAAGCACACCCATTACCCGACAGGCAAACTATTAGTACTTCCCCACAAAACCTCTGACGTGGACGTTTATTGTTTGGTCGTGGGCAAGATGCCGAATTATCGGATTGCCGGATATATGTCCGCTGAAGACATGCGGCAACCACACCGGATGATGAACTTGGGCTACGGTCAGACGTATGGCGCAGAACAAAAAGACCTATACCCATCGATTCAAGAAGCCATGAACAAGAAAAAATACACCGCTGAGGACTTTCGCATAAAGACTGGTTGACAAAATTATTTTTTGGGTTGTAGTCTATGTTCGTCCGGAGAAAGACGGTCACGCGTGTGGAAGCGCGATAGAGTAACAGCCTGACCCACTACGCATGGGCTTCGGTTGTCGAGGTTTTTATGGTTGTTACTCTTCCTCTTCCACCGCAGCCGTAAGCCCAGCCGTAGTGGGTTTTTCTTTGGTCAGTTTAGGTGTCTATCGGTCTAAAGCGGAAGTAATGAAGAAGGCTCTTGCGCAAGCAATCCCGAGTGCACCCGCCAATACGTTCTGACCTAAACTGTGTGCGGACAGAAGACTGACCATCCGCAAGCTGTGGTGTGCTACCTTGTAGCGTTGGGACAGCGGTCTCCTTTTGGAAAGCCCAACATGGCTCCGACGTTCAACCGACGGTGCTTATACCTAACCCCATTCGCTTGGGGTTGGGGGAGTTATGTCCACGGTGATGGCTTCCTCAATTCTTCCCTCGGGTGCTGTTTAAACGTATATGTAAATATTACTTGACAACGTGTCAACCCAATTGCAACATACGAGTTGTTATGTTGTGATTATATGAAGGGAATACCATGTCAAACCATTTGGAAAATGAAAAGGTTCTCCGAGATGCAGTTAACCATTTCATGTGGGGGAAGTCCGTCCTTGACTTTACTTCTCTTCCCTCGCGTGAAGTCAATATGATTTCAATCATCGATGATATGCATCCACTCTACTCAGAGTTGGTTGAACTACTGCTAATGATTAGTAAAGCGGTTGGGCGTGATGAAGTGAATGAAGCGCGTTACCGCATCGATGCTCTTCTAGAGCACTACGCAGAATTATTCTTAACCACACGTAGACCTGACATCCTTGAATTTTTCAAGGACAAAACTCTTTAACCGATGGGGGAAAGCGGATGCTGCGCTTGGAATTGGTTACCAATTCATAAGGGCGTAGATGCAGCGAGTACCCCTCCATTTGGAGATGAGCATGGAAGAAGTTCTGTTTAATTTCTTTATGTTGTTCTTCGCGGTCAGCGGATTACTTGCTTGGTCAGCGATTCTGTTACTCGGCATCCTGTACTTCTTTATCTACCGAGATTTGTTGAAAGGTTTTGATAAGGACACATTTGAATGAAGATCAACGAATACTACTGTAATACGCATGGACTCATTTCCTTGTATCAGGATTATGTGAGGATTAGCGAACAACAAAATCCTGACAAGTTTATAGTTTTAGAAATTCTTTACACCATGCGACACAAAATTAACGAAACCATAAAACTATGGGAACACACATGAAGAAATATTTTTTACTAATCGCAATGCTTACTGGATGTAGTAATACCAGTACACCGCCTGAGTCCGTGTTGATCTCAGACAAAGAAGTACAACCACTGACGAGAGCGGAAGTGATTGCGGGTATCAACGAGTGTGAGACTGCGGGGATGCGCCCCATCGTCATCAGCGCAAAGCGCAAGATCAATGGTCAGATCACACCGTCTGTCATCGAAGTAACGTGTCTCCCTAAACTTAAGTGAGGTTTAAACATGATTACCATCGCCAAACTAAAAATGCATCTCGAACATATCCTCATGCGTTTTAATTACATCGATCCAAACAATGATTACGTGGACGTATTGAACTACCGATATATCCCAAGCGTACACAACGCAAGCCATGCCAAACGCATGGAAGAGGCGCGTCAATATCTACGCAAAAGAAAGAAGTACTTCATCGAACAGAAAGGCGGTTGGGTTCCTACTAAAGCTGCTGAGACCGATGTTAAGAAGACATGGAACCAATATCTAATTGTCCACGGCAGAACAGTGCTACGTGTAGCCAAATAATATAAAGGAACTGACGATGGAAGACTTAGTTAGTAGCGTAATCGCTCTGTGGATACTTGCAGCGTGGATCACACACATTGTGGTTTGCCTAAAGACCGCTGCTTGGGGTTTCTTAGTTGCCGGAGCAATCTTATTTCCAATCGCTTGGATTCATGGCACTGGCGTTTGGTTTGGTATTTTTTAATATTTGTCAGCAAATGACAGCCATCGGATGGAGAAAGAGGAAAAAAGTGCAAAGAACAATTAAACAAATTAACAGCGCAAAAGAACCAATCATTTACTGCAACCCGCAAGAGTTGCAGGGTTACATATTTGGCGTGTACGAGACGGTAACGATGGGGGCGAAGTCTGATGAGCGCACGATGCCGTTGTTCCCTGCACCGCCTGAGATTGAATCGACACGGCAGATGATCATGCCTGAGTTGTTAGAGAAGATGGGTTGGGTGCGTAAGAAAGAGTGGGTTGCACTGACGGATGAGGAGTATCAGGCGATTTTGAAAGAGCACGATGACGGTGGGTTGCTTGCGTTTTACAATTTAATTGAAGCCAAGCTGCGGGAGAAGAACGGTGGGTAAAGACAAGCTGTCCGCTGAGGAGTATTTAATATTTAAACAGTCGCTTGACCAAATAACACCACAGACTGATATCGACGTGATGGTTGCGTACTTGTTGCTTAAAGTGAAGCAGCGCGACTGGCATGGTGTAGCTGACGCTGCGAACGACATCAGGGAGATGGAAGCAAGGGATAAGAGCACATGAAAAAATACATCGCCGGATTGTTACTTGTATCAGCCAGTGCTCACGCCGGATTCTTAAGCGGCAATACACTGCTACAGTACATTAACAACAACGAGCATTTGTGGCAGTCGTATGCGAACGGATACATTGTTGGGGTGCATGATATGGGTGACACGATTTTGTTTTGCACACCGTCAACAATTACAGTTGGTCAAACCAAAGATATTGTGCGAATCTACTTAGAAATAAATCCAACGCTCCGGCACTTAAGTGCGGAAAGCTTGGTAGTCAATGCGCTTAAGCAAGCTTATCCTTGCGCTAAGAGAGGAACTTCATCGTGAGTAATGACGAGATAATTTCTTTAGCTCGGCAATACAGCGTCCGAGGATTGGAGTTTGACCGAACGAGTTTGCTGGAGTTTGTTTCTGCGTTTAAACGCAGCGCGCTGGATAAACAACGTATCAAACAAATCTACCAACGAGTGCCGCCATCGTATGAATTTTGGTATGCGTACGCCAAGGCAATAGAACAAGCGCATGGAATTACCGAATGAATGTAGATCCAAAAATAAAACCTGTGGATTTTCCAGTTTGGATATTTCCGTTTAAACAAATACCAACAAGTTGGGGCGACTTACCAAAGCGCACTGTCGGTGTTGGCGAACCGGAAAAGTTAGTTCTTGAGAAGCTTTGCACGAAATGCAAAGATCAAAAACCTTACATAAATTTTTGTTTGTTGAAAAATGGTAGTTACGATTCTTGGTGTAAGGGTTGTAGAAACCTAGCAAAAAAAGAAAGAAGAAACAGGGGGTAAATGTGGCGCAAATGTCAAAGGCGATACCGACATGCATGTCGTGTCGGATGTTACCTGCAATAAAAAAGGTTAGAACCAACAACGGACTCAGGTTGCAGTGGCGCTGCGCCAGTTGTGCAAAGCGCAAAAGTCCATCATTCATTTCGGCGGGAGAGCGGCATGCGACTAACAACAAACAAAGACCTGATGAAACTGATCCGTGAAAAGTCCAAGCAAGGTTGGACGTTTACACGTCATCGAGGACACATCAAAGCGCGTCACGAATCAGGTCGTATGACTACCATCTCAATCACACCCAGTGATTTCCGAGCCATGATCAAAATAGAAAAGGCATTAACATGAACGAGAACCCATCACCTAAAAGTATTATTGAGGAAGCGTTAGACATCATTGAAGGAGACCGTGAACAAACGTATGGTAGTCCTGACGTGAACTTGAAACGTATTGCTTTCTTTTGGCAGACCTACCTTGTCAACAAGAATCGTTTAAACGATATACAAATAAGCGCCGAGGACGTATGTTGGATGATGGTATTGATGAAGTTATCTAGACAGCTACATCAGTCCAAGCGAGACAACATGGTGGACGCGATAGGATACATTGCGCTCATAGACAAAATCAGATAAAAATACACAGTGGCGCAACGCCACGTTGGGAGTACCACATGATTGAAAATCTTTTTCAAGAACCACTATCCGAGCAGGAGATTTGCAAGCTAATGACCGATCTTGCGAAGGTAATGGATACGCTGCGAAAGTATGATTTTTTTGATGAGGCTGATATGGTGGAAGTAGCTGCCATACAGTTATTGGGTTTCTCAATGTATTTCTACAAGCAAGTACTACAAAAAAAATACCCATCAGCAATCACAACTCATTGAGGATTTATGTACGCCGAACAACTAGGGGTGAAGGATCACGTTCGCATTGCATGTAAAGTTTGCAGTTCAGAAAGAAACAAAAGCACCGAGCCTTGTGTGTCGGTGGATCGAAAAGGCGATTGGGTTGTTTGGCTGTGCCATCATTGCGGAGACAAAGGCGCAGCACCGCTGTACGTGAACAAAGTACGCAAGCAAGTGCGTCCATCGTTTGCGATTGATTTAAACGCGGGCGTGCACAATGAAGCGCAGGAGTATTTGCAAGTGCGTGGAATTGGCGAATCAGTATGGAAGGCGTACCAATTATTTAGTACTGAGCGCACGTTCCGGTCGGGCACACAGACCGCCATCGGCTTTCCCAACATCGTGGACGGTAAGGTGGTCGCCGTTAAGTATCGCGGTTTAAACAAAGAATTTAGTCAGGAAGCCGGAAGCGATCAGGTCTTTTGGGGACAGCAGTTTGTTAAGCCGCCGATCCTAGTTATCACCGAAGGGGAGATTGATGCACTATCGTGCGTACAAGCAGGAATCACCAGTGCAGTGTCTGTACCTAGCGGAGCGCCTCTCAAGGTATCGGATGGAAAGATTGATCCGGTGGAAGATCGCAAGTTTGGGTTTGTGTGGGATGCCAAAGAGATCATTGGATCGATGGAAAAAGTTATCCTCGCAGTGGATAACGATGACGCGGGACAGGCATTGCAGGAAGAGCTTGCGCGTAGGATAGGCAAAGCCAAGTGTTGGACGGTCACGTATCCGGATGACTGCAAGGATTTGAATGACGTGTTGGTGCAGCATGGCGAACAAGCCGTTCGTGACGTGATCAATAACGCGCAGCCTTACCCAATCAACGGATTGTTTGATGCTGCCACGTACTTCAATGACGTGGATGATAAGTACTTCAACGGCAACGGTCGCGGCATGAGCACAGGCTACCCATCACTGGATGAGTTTTATACGGTTGGCGCGGGACAGCTTACGGTCGTGACCGGATTCCCAAGCAGCGGTAAATCTAATTTCGTTGATCAGCTATGCGTCAACTTGGCGCGTAACAAGGATTGGCGCTTCCTGATGGCAAGCTTTGAGAACCCGCCGGAAGACCATATCATCAAGCTGTGCGAGATATTTTTAGAGAAACCGTTCTATGCCGGAGTCACGCCACGCATGACACCGGATGAGCTACGTGTGGCGAAAGAATGGGTCAAGGATCATTTCCTATTCTTGGACGTATCGAGAGGCGGTACGGCACTAGACTCTATCCTGCAACGCGCACAGGCGGCGGTACAGCGTATCGGCATCAGGGGGATGGTGATCGATCCATACAACTACATCGAGCTAGAGCGAACCGGAACCGAGACCGCAGACATCAGCAACATGCTGACGCGTGTAAACGCATTTGCCAAAGCAAATGACGTGCATTGTTGGTTCGTTGCGCACCCCGCCAAGATGCAACGCGAGGGAACAGAATTGCCTGTGCCTGATGGCATGAGCATCGCAGGGTCGATGGCGTGGTGGGCAAAGGCTGACGTTGGACTAACTGTGCACCGCCTACCTGAGCGCGAGGTGTTAGTTAAAATTTGGAAAAGCCGTTGGCGTTGGATTGGCAAGCTTGGTGGCATAACGTTGAATTATGACGTGGCAAGTGGGACGTACAATGCCGCTCCCTTCTAGGGAACTGGTACATTTCGCTTTTACTTGCGTTTAAACTTAGCCACGTTTAAACGGCTTGCTGGGGATTTTGCGTTTAAACGCTGTACGGGTGGACGCCAGAAGCCGCCAGATTTTCTACCAACAGAACCTGTTTAAACGTTACCGGAGAATAAAGATGCCATACGTCAACAAGCCGAGACCGTACAAGCGAGAGTACCAACAGCAGATTGCGAGGGGGGAGGATGAGACGCGCAAGAAGCGCCGAGCGGCGCGCACGTTATATGACTCGGCAGGGATTAGCCGGAAGGGAAAGGACATTGACCACAGTGTGCCGCTGTCCAAGGGTGGAAGTGCGGGTAAATCTAACCTGCGATTGAAAGCGCCGAGCGCCAATAGAAGCTTCAGCCGGAACAGTGATCACACTGTCAAAATAAACCGTCCCAAACGCACTAGGATCGCGTAGGACAGCATGTAGCGGGGAGGGCAATACCTTACCCTCCCCAACCACACTAAGGCTTCTTAAACCCCTGCTGCGCAGGACTGTTCTTAGCCTTGCCGCCACTCTGTGGATTAGGCTTTGTGAACCGAGCCGCTAACAGCGCGGCTTCGCGCTCACCTTTTGGTAGCCCCCACAGCTTAGACCATGTTGCCATTGCACCCCCTAGAATGAAAATAGAACAACGATAAACGTATAGATAACAAAGCAAGCAGATACCGCCAACGCGGTATCCACAAAGCCTTGCCCGATAGTGCATAGTAGTTTCATGCTGTCACCT